ATCTAAGAAATAATGGCCCAGACAGAAGGCATCATCAATTCAAGCAGCATCCGCGTTTTCTTGGGAACGACGGACGACAGCGAAGTAGTATTGGATCACGTAACCGAGTGCAGTATTTCCCTATCAACGGATATGCGCGACATCACCACTAAAACAAGCGGTGGATGGCGCACGCTGTTGCCAGGTTTGAAATCAGCAAGCTTGAGCGTTTCGGGCTTGTTTGCTGAGGACGCTACAAACGGTTACAACCAATTGGTAGATCACCAAATTGCAGGCGACAAGCTTTATGTGATTTTCACCAACACGGGCACAGGTGCAGCCGCTAACGCAGGTGATGAGCAGTTTGACGTTGTGGGATACATCACAAGCCTTGAGCAAACCGCAGGCGTTGAAGACAACGTTGGTTTTTCAATGACAATCGAAATTAGTGGTGCAGTTGTACGCGAGGTAATTGCGTAATAACTTTACCGCATGATTGAAATTAAGCTTGACGGCAAGACGTACCCCATGCGTGCAACGATGCGCGCGTGGAAAAAGTTCGAAGAGGCAACTGGTAAAAAGGTTGCACAAGTAGACAGCGAGGACATCACAGCCATTCCAGAACTGATATTTTATTTCGTTCAGGAAGGTTGCAAAAGCCAAGGCATGGCGTTTGAGATGGACGTTGACGACTTTTTGGGCATGATTGAAGTAGGTGACTTGCCTGCTTTGTCAGAAGCGGTACAGAAGGCGATGGGTACTCAAAAAAAAACGAGAACCAAGGCAAGCCGTTGAGTTGGGACGAAATTGAAGAAATGGGGCTGGGTCAATTGCGACTTAGCCCCGTTTTGCTTTATGATCTGACGTTTCCAGAATTCAGCAACGCCATGCGAGGGCACTACAAAGAAATCGAGGAACGCGAAAAAGCGGAATGGGAGCGCACCAGGTGGCTGGCTACCATCACCGTCAACCCACACGTAAAAAAGCGACTGACGCCAAAGGACTTGGCGACGTTCCCCTGGGAGAAGAAAGAGAAGGCCGCCGACGGATTAAGTATCTTGCGGTCATTAGCAAAGTAACGATATGGCAAAGCTTGGCGATTTAGTTGTAAGGATTGGCGCAAATACGAAGGACTTTAATAAAGGCCTGCGCAGCATTAAATCACAGATACGAAAAGACACGCAGGCGATTCAAGACATGGGCAAAACATTGTCCATAGGCATCACGGCGCCGCTTGCGATTATGGGCGCTACAAGCGTCAACGCCTTTCGAGAACAAGCCAAAGCGGTCGCACAGGTAGAAGCGGGTTTAAAGTCGACACAAAATCAAGTTGGCTTTACTTCGAAGGAATTGCAGCAGATGGCCACCGACCTCCAGAACAAAACGCTGTTTGGAGATGAGGTAATTTTGAAGGACGCCACAGCGCAGCTGCTTACGTTTACCAATATCAGCGGCCAAAACTTTGCACGCACGCAACAAGCGGCGTTGGACTTGGCGACACGTTTGGACGGCGATTTGAAAGGCGCTTCCATTCAATTGGGTAAGGCGCTCAACGATCCAGTTGCCAACCTCAGCGCGTTAAGCCGTTCAGGTATCCAGTTCAGCGAAGACCAAAAAGAGGTTATCAAATCGCTTGCGGAAACGGGACAGCTTGCAGAAGCTCAAACCATAATCCTGGATGAACTCAACAAGCAATACGGCGGATCGGCGGCAGCAGCGGCTGAGGCTGACGGTGGATTCACGCAGCTTGCCAATTCGTTTGGCGATTTGCAGGAAGAAATTGGGCGTTTATTGGTGCAGTACTTACGGCCAATCGTTGACCGCCTGAGAGAATTTGTAACGTTTCTACAGGGAACCAGCGACAGCACCAAGACGTTTGCGCTGGCAATTGCTGGCATAGCGGCGGCCATCGGTCCCGTGCTGCTGATTATTCCGCAGTTGATTCAGGGTTTGAGTTTTGTTCGGACCGCTATGCTTGCCTTAAATACGGCCATGCTTGCCAACCCGTTTTTAGCAGTTGCCGCAGCGATTACCGTGGTGGTCGGGGCGATTATTTTGCTGACGGACGAAACAAAGAAAGCGGTGAGCGCGGTGGATTCGCTTGTTGAAGCAAACAAAGGTTTGAGCCTGGAAGAACAAAAACGAAATATTGAGGAGCAAATTACCAAACAGCAAGAAATTGTTGAGGCCTTAAAGCAAGAACGCGACGCCAAACAAGCGTTAGTTGATCAAGGTTACGGCGGTAAAGCGATTAAGGAAGCAAACGAATCGGCAGCAGCATACGCGGCGGCCACTTCGCAGCTTGACGAAATGAATGCTATGTTGGCAAACGTCAACGAAGAGTTAAACAAGAACGCGGAAAGCAGCAACAGCGCAGCAGGTGCAACCAATACGCTGACGCTGGAAATGGTCAAGGCAAGGGCTGAGGCTTACAAGTTGCAGCAGGAACTGGCAAAACTGGGAACGCAAGCCGATGAATTAGTTGATGAAGACCTTAATTTAAATGAAGCGTTTTTCGGCAAGAAAGAACCTCAATTAGATTTACAAGGTTTTGATTTTGTAGATGAGGTTTTTGGTGACGAAGAGGAATTAGCAGCTGCTGGCGACCGCATAAGGGAAACCGCAGCGGCCACGCAAGGCATCATGCAGCAAGTGGCTGCAAATATCAACGGGTTCTTTACCCAAACGTTCCAGGGCGTTATAGCAGGCACCACAACGTTCAAAGATGCTTTGCTGGAAGCGTTAAAAGCGATCGCGATTAAGTTGGGTGCGATGCTTGCGAGTTTTGCCGTGTTGTCTGCATTCATTCCAGGCTTTGGCGCAGCGGCAGGCGGCTTGAAAGGTTTTATCAGTTCGGGTTTTGGTTTCGATATACCAGGCTTTGCAAGCGGCGGTATTGTCAGCGGCCCGACGATGGCAATGGTAGGTGAGTATCCAGGCGCACGAACCAATCCAGAGGTAATTGCACCGCTTGACAAATTGCGCAGCATGATTGGCGGCAATACCGTCCAGGTAACTGGCAAAATTTCAGGCCGAGATATATTGCTTACCAGCGAACGAAATGCAATTGACCGTAACCGTGTAAGAGGTTTCTAATGGCAGACGCAATAAGATTACAGGCAGAATTTACCGACGACCTGGGCAACGATTGGCAGGTAAATATCCACGACAGCGATTACGTTGGAAGTATCGTGCCGTTCAAGCTGGGTGCCGACGGTTTTGTACTGCGATACAGCGGCAACAACGAAGACCGTTACCAGCCCGTAATTGGTAGCGAAGTAACGTTTACGCTGACGGAAGAAAACAGCGACCACACGACGTTCATGGACTTGCTGGCGACTAACGTAGAAGTACGGTTTTCGGTAAGCGTTCGCAAAGACCCTGACGGCACGGATGACTTTTGGTGGGGCGGCATCTTGTTGCCTGAGCAAGTGGTAAGGCCGTTTGATTATTACCCGATCCAGAACACGCTCACAGCATCGGACGACCTTGGCAATTTGCAAAGCGTCAAATACAACAATGACGGCAGCGCATACACAGGATACAAGTCAGGCGTTGAACACTTGTTAAACTGCTTAAATAAGACGCGGGCCACGCATCTATGGAGCACGGACGATTTTCTTTATTACGTCAACGATTTTGATAGCACCGACTACACAGGCAGCGACCAGCTCGACGATACACGGATAAGCCATCAGGGCCTTTACAATCCTGACGAAAACGGCGTCAACCAATATTACAGCGCGCTCGAAGTGCTGGAAAGTTTGGCGCGCGTATTTAACGCTCGCATTTTTCAAGCGCAGGGCAAATGGTGGTTTTTGCCAGTCGGTGCGCAGAAGTACAGCACCACGCTCACCGTAGAAGGCACGCAAAAGGACGGCACGGCGATCACGCAGCAAAGCATCGCAGCGGCCAAAGCGTTTGACAGCACGTTCGAACGGTTGCGCGGTTACGAATACAGCTACCTTGCACCGCTTAAGACGGTGACGCGCACGCGCAGGTTCAACGGAAACTGGCCTGTTATTCTCGACAACCTTTACACCGAAGCGCAATTCGGCACTACCTTAAGCGACACCGATATTGATTACGTAAGCGGGACCGTTTTGGCCGTCAGCGGCACATTCAACTACACGTACGACGGCGACGGTACGAGTACAGGCAACGACCGCGTAAGCCGCGTTGAATTGGAATTTACGATTAAGATCGGCACCAAGTATTTGCAGCGAAATGTGACGTATACAGGCACGCAACTCGTAT